GGATTCGATAGCCTTAATCATTCGGCCGTCGGTGATCACGAGCTCGGCCTCGACGTAGCGACCTGCGTCTGCGCGCGCGCTCGTGCCCGAGACGTGCCCGACGGACAGCGCCTTAGCGTTTGCCGCGTTGACCATTTCCCGCGGGTGCAGATCGGTCACGGGCGCGTCGGCGAGCGTCGCGACGGACTCGGCCTTGAATACCTGCTCGGGTCGCCGCAGCTCGCGCACAACGGTTCCGTCGGCTCGTCGGTAGACGAGCACGCCAGTCCGAGTCACTCGGGCAGGCGCGCGCAGGAATCCCTGCGGAGTGCGCCGCGTGTTGCCGAGCTTGGCAGCGTCGTATCGAGTGACCTGCACGGCGGCCACTACAGTCACCGATTGCGGCTGTCAAGGTCACTCGCCGGTGAGCGAGCGAGAGCACGAGCGGTCTAAAGGTTGAAAGCCGTTCAGTGTCCGTTTTCGGTGCTGACTTCCTGGTTTTCGAGCTCGTTCGAGGTCTCGCCGAGGCCTCGGCGAGGTCTGCGGGGTTGGGTCGGTGTGTGTGTGGGCGAGTGTCCGAGTGGTCGAGCGGTCTAGTGAGCGAGAGAGCTAGCGAGTGAGCGGCTCTGCCGCTTCGGGCGTTAACCGTTATCCACAGCGCATACACGCGAGACACGTTCGTTGACGCAGCTATGCACTCGGCGCTATAGCGAGCAGTGCAGGAGGTTGTGACATGTCGAGCTTTATTCTGTACGAAGGTGACGAGCCGTATACGGTGGTCGAGGTCGAAGCGGACAACGGAGACCAGGCGGTCGAGCTCGCGCTTGCGATGGCGATCGCTCGGGTTGATGTAGAGGCGCAGGCGCACGGCAGCCGCTCGACGCGTCTGCTCGAGGTGTCGGCGCTCTGCGAGCAAAGCGGGCAGAGTGGTCGCGCATTCGTCGCGGTGCCGCCGCAGGCGCCGCCGTGCCTACCGTGGCACAGCGCGCACGATTGGCGATTCGAGGCAGCCGACGGCGGCGTACGGCTCGAGGTGTGCCGCCGCTGCCGGTGCGTGCTCGAGCTTTACGAGGGCGCTCGAGGTCCGCTCGGCCACGTGTATAAGCGGGTCGCCTACACGCCGCTCGACGAGCTCTGTTAGATGATCGGCCAGCCCTGCCAGCGCGGCAGCGGCTGTCCGAGCGCCGCGAAGTGCTCGGCACGCAGCCGAGCGACCTCGGCAGGAAACCGCTGCAGCTCGTCCTCGCGCATGGTCGAGCCGGTTACGAGCTCATACACGAGCTCCGGCGATGCGTCGCCGTGCTGCGGCTCTGCGAGATAGGCCTGCACGACTCGGATCGCGCCCTCATAGGTCCATGGATAAAGCGACTCGGCGAGGCGCTGCGCGGTGCTCATGTCGGGCACGGGTGCTGCCTCCTATGGCTTGGCGAATAGGTCGTAGTGGTGCCGCTCGAGCAGCGCGTTGCGGTCGGCGAGCGCCTCGGCGAATGCTGCTTGCTGCTCGGCATCGAGGCCGGGCACGAGGCTCGCGAAGTGCGTGCGCGCCTGTAGCTCGCTGTGGAACGAAAGCGCGGAGCGCTTCCAGGCATGCGAGGCCTCGACAAGCGCGTCCGTAACCTGTCCTGGACTCCATGCAGTCGCATCGCGCAGAGCATGCTGCGTCGCTGCGATGTAGCTGTCAAACGGCCTCGAGCGCACAACGGAAAAGCTGCCGCGCAGGTCGCCGGGCTTGCCGCGGAACGCAGGCATCGCGAGCGGGTGCCGGTCGCGCAGGTGTCGAGGCAGGCCGGCGAGCTCGGCCGTCACGTCTCGCGCGGCGATCTCGGTTGTTAGTTCGGAGAGCAGAAACCGGGCGCCGCTCGTGCCGTGGAACTCGAGCGCGGGCCCGAATGCGTGCGCCTCCTCGTGCACGAGCGTTGACAGTGCGCGCAGCTCGCTATCGGTCGGCACTTGGCGCAGCGATAGCGCCTCGGCTGCGTGGGTGAGCTCGACGGCAGTGTCGAGCGCCATGCGCAGCGCGCCCGTGTGCTCGTTGCGGGTCGCAGTGATGCCGCTCGCAGTGTCGGCGGCGGTCGGCTCGAAGGTGCGGATCGCATTCGAGGTCGCCGTCGACGCACGAGCTGCCCGCTGATACCCGATATCCTCGAGCATGCCCTGCACAGGCGCGCGCACGAGCGCGCCCTCGATCGGTCCGGTGGCAACGCCTAGCCCGATATCCTCGACGCCACGTGCGAGGTCTGCAGCGATGCGCTGCCGGTCGGGTATGCGTGCCGGCCTCGAGCTCGGCACGTCCGGCGGCGCAGGTCGAGGTATGCGCACGATGAGCTCGGAGATCGGGCCCGATGTCGGCGGCGCGTTGGCTGTCGTGAGGGTGTATCCCGGTCCTCGAGTGACTGTCGGCGCCGCAGGCAGTCCGACGGCCTCGGCAGCGCGCGAGCTCGGCGACCTCGGCGGCGCAGGCTGCGGCTCGCCGGGCGCAGGCGGTAGCGAGGTGCGGATCGGCGCAGGCTGCGGCGCAGGCGCGATGCCCGGCAGCGAAACCTGCTGCGGTCGCGCAGGTCGGGTCGTGCGCGCATATGGGCTGTCAGGCGGCGGCCTGATCGTCGCCGGATCGATGACCGGCAGCGCGACGCAGCGGCATGCATAGAAGTGCGTGTCAAACCCCGGGTGAGCTCTCTTGCCTGTCTTGGGATTGACGATAGGCGGCGAGTCCCACGCTTGCCGCGTGCCCTCGAGCGCGCGATGTCCAGGCCGGACCTTGACGTCGCCTGCCGTGTGCCAGTCGTAGTGAGTGATCCCAAGCGACTCTTGACGGACCTTGGTTGTCTCGGCGTGAAACTTCCCGATCGCATCGTTGGCGATGATGACGGCTTGCGTCTCCGAGATGCCGTCGACGCTCTGCATAAGCTTCGCGGCGAGCGCATCGGGTCGCAGGCCTTGCTCGAGGCCGTGCCGCACAGCGTTCTGCGCAGCGCTGTAAGTGGCGTCTGTCATGTCGCTTACGCGCTTGGTCTGCGCGCGCACAAACTTGTCGAGATGCTCGCCGATGCCTGCGCCGAGGTCGAACGTATTGATCGTGACCAGTGGGTCGAGCGCGCCGTCGCGCCGCTGCAGCTGCTCGAGCTGCAGCGTGTAGCGAGGCACTCGGAACGCAGCGGCGATCTGCCGCTCGAGCTCGGCGCGCCCGTAGTCGAGCGTCCGCAGGCCTGCGCGCACGATGTCGGCTCGAATGTCGTAGGTAAGCGCCGCTCGAGCTCGGGCGAAGGCCTCGGCGAGCAGGTCGGCGCTCGTGTCCCGACGAGCCTGCGCGAGCTCCTGCGGGCGCACGTTCGCGAGCACGTAGTCGACGGCCCTCGGGTCGAGCGGCGTCACGACACGCACACCGCGGCGCCCGAGCTCATACAGAACACCGTCGAGCAGCGTGCCCTGCGCTCGCCACATGGCGCGCTGCTCGGGTGTAAGGGGCTCGCGTGCCTCGGGTAAGATCACGAGCGCGTCGACGGGCCTGCTCGGGCTCATGTCGAGCGCCTTACGCAGCGCGCGCACGATCGCCACGCCCTCGAAGATGCCGCCGCTGTCCGCTGCGAGTATCTCGCGCGCGAGCCTGTCGCTCGCCTCGGACCAACCAAGCGCGATCAAGTCGTCGGCGTGCCGCACGGGTAGCGCGAGCTTCCAGCCCAGATTGAGCGCGAGCGTCGTCTTGCCTGCGCGAGGTCCGCCTACGATCGCGACTCGCATCGGCGCAGCATCGCGTCGAGGCGCTGCCGCTCGAGCAGCCGCCGCTCGAGCGGCGACGAGTGTCGGCAGCTCGGGCAGCACATGGTGTGCGATCGTCTCGCGTACGCGCTTGCCTACGCCGAGCAGCGCGGCGAGGTAGCCGATCAGAGGCAGGCGCGGAAACTCTGCCGGCCTCGAGATGACCGGCGATATCGCCGCGTCGAGGCGCACAACGCGTCGCCGAGCGGCGAGGGCGTCGGGCGTCATACGTCGTGACGCGGCGGCGGCACGGGCGTCGGCGGCGGCAGCGCAGGCGGCGTCGGGTCGGGCTCAGGCTCGGGCGCAGGGTTCGCGAGCCGCTCGAGCTCATAGCGCAGCGCGACCTCGCGACTCTCGACGTCGAGCTCGTCGAGCTCGCCGCACTTCGCGAGATGTAGGGCGGCCTCCTCGGGTTGGATGATCCGAGCATTGGCGAGTGTGGCGAGCGCGTCGCTCGTGATCTTGAGCGTCTCGGCGCGCTCCTTGGACGTTGGTTGCCACAGCGGCGGATACGTGATCTCGAACTCGTCGACGATGAGGCCTTTAGTCGGGCCTGAATCGATGGCCATCGCGCAGCGCACGAGCTTGTCGATCTGCGGCGTAAGTCGCTGCGCACGCTCGGTCGCTACCTTGTCATACCAGGCTCGGGTGTCGCTCTCGCCGGTTGCGTTCAGGCCTGCGGGGCTGCGACCAAACAGGATCGTAACGGGCGTCTCGGCGGCGCTCGCAACGCGCATCATAAAGCGATCAAGCAGCTCGGGAATGCCGGTGAACGGTGTCGGCGTGCGCTCGAACGTCTCTCGCTCGTCGATAAGCAGCGAGCGGCATACGCTGCGGCCGAGGTCCATCAAGCGAATACGCTGCCGCAGCTTTTCCTCGCCAGCGCTCGTGAGTAGCTGCATAAAGTTATTGATCTTCAGCACACCTTGACTCGCGTCGGTCATGAGGTGCGCCGCACTCATCCAAGACGATGACGAAGCCTGCACGGCTTGGTATACGCGCTGTAGTACCGAGTCGTCCCATTGACTCGCAGACTGCAGGCCCCATCGCGAAGTAGGCGCGCCTCGAAAGGCTAAGAGGCGAGACTCGTGCACGATGTAGTCGACCGTTTTGTTGTTCGCGGCCTGCCTGCTCGCCGAGCCACGCGGCAAGGTCGGGGTCGAGATGCGATAGGTTTCGACCTTCCCGTAGTTCGGCGCTGCGATGTCCTCATAGTATGTCTCTTGCTGCAGCTGAGGGCGTCTCAGCACCGTTAGGTGGGAAAGCGTGCGCACGGCCTCGAGGTCGAGCGGCTCGTTGAGCTGCAGGCCATCGTTGACGCCAAGCAGCACAGCCCCGAAACCGTAGAGGCGCGCCCATATCCAGGCCTCGCGCAGCGCGGCGTCGGCGCCGAGCGAGCTCAGGAGCTTTTCGATCTGCTTGGCGGTGCTCGCCGCGTCCTCCATGGAGTCGGCAGGCAGTGAGACGCCAAAGCCTGCGCGCAGCGCATCGCCGGGCAGCTGCTCGACGATGCGCGCGCAGATGTCATCGTCGGTATGTAGCGCCTCGAGCGCGCTGTCTGGCAGCTGCGTCGACATGCGCGGGACGTGCGCGCGCAGCTTGTCTCGGAGCGTGCCGAGGCCGGTCATCGCGTTTTCCCAACTGTCGAGTCGCAGGTCGAGCGCCATGTTTGCCGCCTTATCTCAGGCCATCGGAGAGAGCCACAGGTCCGGCAATGCCGCACGGACCGATCGCGAGCTCGGGCTGCGGGCCCTCAGGGTCGCGCGTCAGCTTCGCACGTACGGCAGCATCTTTTGCCTCGAGCAATTTCCGCAGCGCGACCGTTCGCTCGGCGTTGCGAGGCAACGTGTCGATGATGTGCTGCGCGAGCACGCCGAACGGGGCGCTTACTTCGCGGAGCTCCGGCGGCAGGTGGTCAAACGCGAAAAACTGCGCGATCTTCTCTCGGTGTTCGCTTGACATGCGGGCACATATAGTCACCTCGCGCGGCTGTCCAGTGGCTTGCAGGCCTACTGTGCCAGTCGTGAAAAGTGAACCGCTGCAGGTTACAGGTCGCCGAGGGCATCGAGGCCGGCGAGGTAGTCGCCGAAACCGCCTGCGAGGCACCACCTAATCGCCTGTGTCTGCGCGTCCACTCGGTCATTCGCGACTCCTCGAGGAAAGCGTTTGTGCTCGATGACCCAATCGAGGATCCAAGGCTCGAGCGACGGGTCAGGCAACCAGACGTTGCCACCAGCAAACACGGGTTGCGTCGCGTAGGCTCGCGCGATCTTGCTGCCGTCGGGCAGTATCGGCAGGATGCCCGGTATCTGCGACTTGAGGCTCTCAATCACGGCGGGCCCGTTGGCCTTATCTTCAATCAGGATCGCGGTCGCCTCGGGAAAACGAGCGTAAAGCGTCTTGACGGCGGCGATCGTACCGATGAAGTCGAGGTGTTCGCGGACCTCGGCGAGCAGGTAAAAGTCCGGCGGTTTGAACGCCCACACCTGCCCGGCGACGTAAGACGCGGTCTCGTGCGATTTGAACGCGCAGTCAAAACTGATGACGACAAGCGCGCCCTCGAGTCGCGGACGCGTCTTGTAATACTTGTGCATCCACTCGTCGTGATAGATCGCGCCGCCTGCCGGCACAGGGTCTTGCTGGTCCTGTGCGGCCCAGCCGTCGGGCCCAAATTCAGCTTTGCGGCGGTCAACCTCGGCATCGTTCCACCGCGCCTCGCACAGCAGCTCGCCCTCTTGCGTGCGAGGGTCCACCCAGCCGAGCGGCGTCGGCGCTCGAGCGGCGGCGCTGTAGTAACGCATCGGCATCGACAGCACTGCATAGCCTTGCTCTGCCGCCTGCCCGGCGAGGTCGCGATCGACGAGCCGCTGCATAATGATCGTGCGCGTGTTGTTTCCCGGCAAAACTCTCGAGGCCATCGTCTCAAACCACCACCGCTCGCAGCGCTCGAGCGCGCTCGGCGAGTGCGCCTCGAGCGGTTTGATCGGGTCGTCTACCACTTGCCGATGCGCGTGAAACCCGGTCGGAGAGCCGCCGACGGATATCGCTTGCCTGATTCCCCCCTTGTCGTTTTGAAGCCAGTTTGCGAGCCACCGACCGCGCTGCGGCGTCCATACGTCGCCGAATAAATCGCGGTACCATTCGCCCTCGAACAGGCTGCGGCAGCGCAGCGAGTCACGCACGGCAAGCGTGTCGGCGTAGGCTCCAAACTGCCACTGACTGCCCGGGTTCCAGGTCCACTCCCAAGTCGGCCACATGACGCACACGGTCGTGCTCTTGCTGCTGCCCGGCGGGACGTTGATCACTAACCTCGGCAGCTGCCCTCTGCTCTGCGCCTCGAGATGCTCGGCGAGCGCGCCCACATGCCAGTTGTCGACGAATGGCGCGTTAGGCACGACAATCGGCCATGCATCGCGAATGTATGCGTGCAGGTTGGCGGGTCGTCGTGCTCGTCGCGTCGCTCGCCGAGCGTGCTCGGATATCAGGGCGGCGAGCTTGGTTTTAGGGTGTGTCACCGAGCAGTCTGTTGATCTCGTTCTGCAGCTCTCCGAACTCCTGCGTGAGCGCGATCCACTGTGGGCCTGCGATCTTCATGGCTGCGCGCTCTGCGCAGTTGGCGCGCTGTCGCGCGATAAGCTGCGAGCAGCGCTCGAAACGCTGCTCGGCCTGCTCTGCGGTCTCACCCATTGCGAGGTCCCGGATCGCTGAACTGATAGCGCACGGCATAGACGCGATTGCGCGTGCCGTCGGCCATCTCGAGCACAAACGCATATCGCTCGAGTGTTGGGTCGAAGGCATAGTCCCATGCTGCTGTCTCGCACACAGCGCTCGATGCAGGCATCGAGCCTTGCACGAGTGTCGCGCCGATCGCTTGCCAGCCGCCGGGCGGCGTTAGGCTCATGCCGATGATAAACTCGCGGGCCCATCGCACGAGCGTGATCCGGTTTTCGTCTCCGACCGCCTGCGCCTCCCACACTACGCGGACGGATACGCGCTGCGTGCCCCGATGCACCTCGAGCGGAAACTCGATGGTGCCCGTTCCGCCGCTCGGCGTTGTGACCCAGCGGCCGTTTCCGTCTTCGTAGGTCGCAGCGCTGCCTGCCCATTGTTTGCCGCGCGAGATGTCGAGGCAGATAAATCGCGTCGGCAGTGCGCTAAGCGCGCCTGCGTGCACGATGTCGACGGTTGAATCCAGGTAAAGATTGTCGACAGAGACGGCCGCGCCGTAGTTGAGCCTCGCCAAGCCATTAAGTGCGATCTGACTCGTGGCATTCGGGAATAGTTGGTCCGCCTTCATATTGAGGGATCTGATCTCGCGCGCGGTGATGTCATTCGTCACGGCGACGTCGCGACCGACAGTGAGGTCGCGCGTAACGTGCGCGTCACGCTGCACGGTTAGGTCATTCGTGACCGTAAGATCGGTGAACGTGCCGCCTGTCGCCGCAAAGCTGTTCAAGAGCGCGTTACCACGTCCCCACGCACTGTCGCTCCATGTGCCGGCGGTTGCTGCATGCCACAGCAGCTCGAGCGTGTTCTGCGTGCCGTCGTTCAGCACTGCGACTGCGGTCGCGGTCGCGCTTGTGAGCTCGCACACCCAGCTCGAGCCGCCCCACACAGCGTTGTTCGTGAACACGAGTCGCCGGTTCGCGTTGCCCGCATACATGCGGATCTTGGTGGTCGCGGTCGCGTTGATTCGCGCGACGAGCCTGTATCCGCTCGCCGGTGGCGTAGTCGTGACGTCGAGCAGCGCCGCGAACATGTCAGTGTTTGCGAAGTTGAGCAGCAGGTCGACGATCGGCTGTCCGCTCGAGATGTCCTTTAGAAACGCCAACCACTCGTCTCGATGCGCGTCGAGGTAGTTGATCCATTCGGCCGGTGGGCGCTCGTTGACGGTCCATCCTGCGGCGATCTTGCCTGCGCTGGGTGCGATTTTGCTGCCTGTTGAGGCCCAGTTAGTCGGTGGTGTAGTGGGTCGAGCCATGGTCCTAGGTTCCTGTGTCTGTGGGTGAGGGCGCGCGCACGTAGCCATGCGCAGCGATCGCCGCGTCGAGCTCGGCGTCTGTCATCTCCGCGGGCGTCTTCTCAAGCTTGACGTGCTGCCGCTGCCCGTAGCGTTTCGGAAAACGCCGCTCGAGCCACCATGCGCCGGCCTTCCAGTTTTCGCGTGCTGCAGCGACAACGCTCTGCATGACGGCGACCTCGGAGCGAGCAAGTGCGAGGTCGACCGCTCGAAAGAATGTGGCGAACGGCTCCTCGCCGACCTTCGCACGGGTCTTCCAGTCATAGAACGTCGCGCGCCCGATGCCCTCCTGCATGCACGAGGTCGCGATCGGCATGCCGCCGGCGATCCACATGCAGATCCTGTCGCCGAGGGCGTCGCTGTAGCGCGTAGGCCTGCCGCCGAGTGCATCGAGCTTGATCGGCAGCTCGAGCTGCGCGAGCGCGTCGAGCGGGGCAGGTTTCCGGACAGTGGCTGCCGGTTTACGCGCGCGCGAGCGTCCGGAAACCTTCGCCGGCTTTCGCTTGGCGGTCTTTCGTTTGGCGGTCTTACCAGGCATCGCAGGCCTTCCGTAGTCGATGCTCGTCGCGCATCCTGCAACGGTTGCACTGCAACGATCGCGAGTTGCGCCATTCTGCTTGTGTCATCGTCCGCTCGTATCCGCAGGCGCACTTGACGCGTAAGCGAATGACGGTCTCGCCGTTCGGCAGGCGCGCAGGCCTGCGCTCGAGGATCACCCATTTGCGCCGCGTAGGATCTTCGAGGCGCGGCGGCGCATGCGTCACGATGCAATCGCCGCACAAGCCACCATAGCGCCGCAGCAGCGGCAGCTCGGAGCTGCAGCGGCGGCAGTGGGTTGGCTTGGCGGGGATCGGCTTGGCCTGCATGGTTAGTCCGTGTCGCGGTCGTCGCGGTAGCGCGCTAGGCGCTCGGCGGCGCTTGCCCCGTTGCGTATATGCTCGGCGCGTGCGGATTGCGGCGCGGCCTGCCGTGGGGTCGGGCGAGCAGCCTGCTTGGCGAGGCGCTGCTCGCGCTGATGGTTCGTGATCGCGTCTGCGCATTGGACCATGAGCGAGCAGCGCTCGGGCGATAGCTCATCGTCGCGCGTCTCGAGGTAGGTCGTCACCCTCTGCAGCAGTGCCTCAATGGATTGGTGACAGTCGGCTTTGAAGTCTGCGCGCTCGCGCGCGAGCGCGACGAGTCCCTGCGTGAGCTCGTCGCGCTTCCATTGGTTGTCGCGCAGCTGTTGCTCGGCCTCGGCAATGTCTCGGCGCAGCTGCTCGAGCTGCCGCTCTTTTGCAGGCAGCTCGAGGGCGAGCGCCGCCTCGCGCCGAGCAGCGTCTGCGATGGCCTGCTTTCGCGTCCGCTCGTCGTACTCGAGCAGCGCGAGCGCATCGCGCTCGACGCGAGTCGGGTCGTGCGCGGGGCAGTAGGCGGCATCTTTGCGAATGATCGTGAAGCACGGATCGCCGGTTCGTTTTGGACAGCCGCAGTACTTGAGGCCTCGGCGCTTGAGCCTTGTGGCGATCTTCTTTTGCCGCTCGAGCTCGGCGGCCTGCTTGGTCGGGTCTTTCATGGCTTTCCCTTGGCGTGCACGGTGAGGCGTGCTCGAGGATGCCGCCGCAGGTCGATCAGCGCACAGGGTAGGGCGGTCTGCAGCGCGCTACTCGAGCGCGCCGTATACCCGAGACACACAGCGGCAGCGGCGTCGCCGCCGAGCGCCGGCCTGCTTGTCATGCGCGCGACGTCCAGAATGCGCTGCGCTGTGATCTGCTCGAGCCGCCGAGCGTCCTCGCGCGGCATGGTGCCTACTCCGAACATACGTTCGCGCCATTCGGTCGCGAGTACGTCGATCACTCTGCGCGGGTGCTGCTCGTAGGCGATCCATGTGTCGCGCCACAGCGTGGCGCTCTCGGCGAGCGACAGAAGCGTCTTGAGCGGACCGCCGAATGGGACCTCAA